AAAGAGGGGACCGAAGTCCCCTCTCTCATTTAGTCTTCAGCGAGACTTTTGAAGAATGACAAACTCTCTTCATCATCCTCATCGTCGCTAGACCAAGGTGCATCTTCTTCTGCTGCCTTGGCAACCTTCTGTCGTGGTGGAGGGGCAACCTCCTGTTCTTCACGCATAGGTGCTGCGTCAGTCACACCCAGAACCTTGTCCAGACGTGCTTTCAACTCACCATATGACTTGAAGTTGCTTGGCTTCAGGAAGTCAGCAAGTGAGTGCTGCTTGTTCCAGATTGCCTCAATATCGTCATCGTCATCAGAGATAGGTGATGCACTATCAAACTCTGACTTATCATAGTTGCGATAACCTTCGAGGTTACGAATCTTCAACTTGAAGTCAGCGCCTTCCCAGAAGTCAAATGGGTTCATTGGATCCTCATCTTCAAACTGAGGCTGCATTGCTTCTTGTAACTTCTGGAAGATCTTAGCACCATACTGATACAAGAACACTTGCCCCTCATTCTGAGGGTTGGCAGCGTCTTTGACGACAAGAATGTTGGAGTAGTATTGCAACCGCCGCTTCTGTTTACGAGCAATCTCTTTGTTTGCTTCGATACCAGAGTTCCACAGCATAGAGTTATGCTCGGATACGGGGTCTTTGTCGTTGATAGTGGTCAACGAGTTTTCGATATACCAACCACCTGGACCTTGGAAACCATGATTGTACATCTTGACCCAAGGCAAATCTTCGCCCTGTGGTGCTGGTAAGAAGCGGATAACAGCATAACCGTTACCAGACTTGTCTACCTCTGGCTTCCAGAAGCGATCATCACCACCCTTGCTTTCACGGGTGGTTACTTTCTCGACCTCTTTGACTAGGTTTGTGAGTGAGGTGTTGCGGGTCTTCTTGAGTGCGGCAAAATCTAATGCCATGATATTTCTCCTTGAAACTAACTTAAAACTACTTGATTCTACTTAATACAATTAGACAAAAATGTCTTTTAGGATCATCCTATACTCCTTCTTGTCAACTTCAATGAAGCGTGAATACTTAATCACCTTCTTATAATATACTATCCAAGTGAAGTCGTCAAGAAGTATTCTATTTATTCTCTTGGCAAACGACAATACTTGGTCAAGTATCACAAAGGACTCAATACTGATATCTTCAGAGATGAGAAGTTTGAGGATAGCAGGATGTTGCCCATCACCACAATCAAACAACTCATCAAACTGAAGGTCGTTATGGTCCATCAAAGCACGGACCTTACCCATGTCTTCTTTGAATACATAACGAAGCGATTGTGTTTTCTTCTTCCATTCATTAAACGTCTGTTCGGCTTGATCAGTAGCAAGACTCCCAGACCATGCATTATCCTCCTTGATTAGATTTGAAACAAAGAATGGAACGAGTTCTTTCTTGTATCTCCTTTCTATCTTTTCAAAGAAAAACTTATCACGGCGTTTGAGGAATGACTCTTCTTTCACCCTCATCTTACCATGATACTTGAAGTAATCATAATCACTCGTAAAGTGGCTCTTCAAAGCAAGGTAAATTTTATATGCGTTGAAACCAGGATACGACATCACACGGGCAGTTTGCATAATTTCTCTTTTAAAAGGTTCATATCACTCGCTTCAGACTCAATCTTTTGTCTGATAACTTTATTCAGCATCTTGGATACAGTCTCGACTTCAAGACCATTCTTTTCAGCGTAATGAACGACTGCATCAATGTAGTTCTCGCCAGTGTCCTTGACGAACCGTTCGATCTCTTGGTTGAACTCTGCACGATTAAGCATTCGTACTGCCACCAACTGACTTGCGAACGATATCTTCTGAGATACCTTCTGGATAATAGATTTCCAGAAGCAGGCTGTCCTTCACAGATTCAAACCAATGATACTCTCCTGGTTTGACTGTAGTGAAATCGCCTGGACCAAGATCGGTCACATCAGTTAGGTCATAGTTATTTTTACGGACATGAATTTTGGTATGCCCACTGATGCAGTAAAATGCATTCCACTTGAACTGATGCATATGCTCCGAGCATTGAAACCCTTTATTGGTTTCGATACGATGCACCTCGACCATAGGTGTGACTAACAAGGGTTCTGTAGACCCCCAAACTTTACCGTAAATCATTTTATGCCTTTCTTCATTGGATATGTGGACCAAGTATCATGATAGTCACCATCTTTTATATATACCCGTGTAGCGACCTGTTTCACCATAATACCATCTTGGAAATAATAGTTAACAATCTCTTTTCGTAGACAGTTTTCTTTCAATACTGCCTCTTTGAATGGTCCATCATCAATCATTTAACTGCTCCATCAATTGCCAGTAGTTGTTGCAACACTTCTTCGAAGTTATCTAGACGAATCATATTAGCGCCGTCTGAGGGCGACGACAGTGGGTCTGGATGCACTTCCATGAAGACACCAGCAATACCTACTGCCACGGCTGATTTAGCGATTACAGGAGCAAACCTACTATCTCCACCACTAGAACCACCTTTGCCGCCAGGATGCTGAACAGCGTGTGTGCAATCCATAATAATAGGACTTTCATTTTCTTTCATAATCTCCAGTCCTCGCATATCAACGACTAGATTATTATAACCAAATGTAGTACCACGTTCAGTTTGTATTACTCTATTATTACCGAAATGCCTTACTTTGTCAACTACATTATGCATTTCTTGGGGGGAAAGGAATTGACCTTTCTTGACATTTACAGGTTTGCCTGTCTTTGCTGCTGCTTCAAGCAGGTCAGTCTGCCGACATAGAAAGGCAGGGATCTGCAGAATATCAGCGTTGATGATCTCTGCTTGCCAGTTGTCATGCACGTCTGTTAGTATCTCTACACCAACGTGATGACGCAGGGCTGCGAATGCTTCCATAGCAGCATCAATACCCTTACCACGCCAACCATCATGCGATGTACGATTCGCTTTGTCGAAACTTGTTTTATAACAAAAGTTGACACTATACTTATCGCAGATCTCGGATAATTCAGAGGAAATCTGTTTAGCCAGTTCATAATTCTCGTAGACACAAGGTCCAGCAATAATAGACAACCGTTTATCGTTGCCTAGATTTTCATAGAATTTACTCATAGAAGATATGATTCCCTATAATAGTTAGAATTTTAGATTTATCTGCCCAGTGTGGTAGCACTTCTTTGGCATGGTAGTGTGTGGCACCCTTGGTGATATCTTCAATGTTGAATAACAACAGAGTTTCAGCAATCTCTTGTGCCAGTAACCATTTATCTTTGTTTCTTGGGCGATCAGACTTACCATCGCAATACCAAGAGAAATGACACTTGTTCCGTACAGGATGGTTATTCCAGTATCGTGCTTGATAGACTACACTACAAATATCATTGGGAAAGCGTTTGCTGCGAACTCGATTCAACGTGACTAAACCAACAGCATATTGACCTGCAATCACTTCACCCCGTGCTTCGAAATATATATTCTTTGCGAGGCAGATGAATTGCTGGTTGTTATAATATTCCGTGGCACCAGAGATGATGCTTGGTTTAATTGGTCGGGGTTTTGGTAGAGGCGGGTGCTTAAACTCCGACTCAATCTCATACTGTGGTTGAGTATCATCTATAGGCGTTGAACCTACAGATGATACTGTGGTGACTACGATAGCACCTGCAATCAAGATTTCTTTCAACATATCATTCACTCTCAATGGTTTTCATGATCTTGCCACGTCCACCGGCTGACATTCTCATCAGACCGATTACCGAAGACAACGACATCAACTTCCCAGTCTATATCGCCATGCGACCGATGGTCATGCCACCGATGATAGAAGTCTTCTGGACCCCAAACCCGAACAGCATTGTGATACTGTTCTTCCGTGACACCGACAAAATGGACATGAGACATAACAAATTCCTCAACAATCAATATAACTATTATAGCACATCCAGTTTATTTGTCAAGAGAAAAGTTTATTTTTATGAAAAAAAATCGGGTGGGTCCGAAGACCCTTCTGTTTCCAGGCTGCCCGTCAGCCCATAGGAGTTATGCTGCTAGAGCATATTCCTGAGATGCAATATTATCGTTTGCATTTACTAGATTTGCACGATACGGCGTGGCTCACCGACTACCTCGAATTGACCTTTACTGCGTCTGTCGATCCTAGTTCGCCCCCATCAAAAGCACTTGAGGTCTGAAGCATCATCTGCTTCATAGGATTTTCGGGCGTCCCCTATCAAGTGCTTATGGTGGAGGCGACGGGTACTGCCCCCGTGTCCAGAACGTCTATTCCGTCGCCTCTCAAACGGTAATAAGTTATTTAGTTGATAGGAACCTTTCCAGTTGTGGTGCTTTCCAACCCTCTGGTTTCAATACTTTCCCATCTTCACGTTTGATAACCTTTCCTGTAGATGGGTCTATCTTAGCGAAGTTGGTATTCATCACTTCTTTCCAAGCACCCTCGGCATCCATACCACCGGCTCGAATAGCACCGATAGTGACGACTAGGATATCTATAAGTGCGTCTAGTTGTTCCGTTTTATCGTTAGCAGCGACTGCCTCTGATAACTCACTGACCTCTTCATCGATTAAACCAAGATACATTTTATAGTTTTCAGAACTTGGTGGTTGATCGCAAGCAATAGCGAACTTATTAATATCCTCAAATACATTAGTCATTAGTTATGTTCTCCACCTGGATCGTTGTCAGGCAAGGTATATTTCTTACCATCAACCCACATGTATTTGCGAGCACGTGACATAGTATGATAACCATCAACTAAAGCGTTAGGATTTTTGCTGGCAGTACGAAACGCTCCAACTGTGATAAACAATGCAGCAATCAATAGAGCGTGTGCGATTGCCGTGTAACCAAAGACGGTGATACTACCAACATAGAAAGAAAACACGATACACCACATCCATGCTAGGATTTGCATGACAACATGGCGAACACCATTATCAGGGATTTTGCTCAGAGGATTGATATCTGAATCCATGATGGTGTTATACGAATTTACAACAAAATTTAACATTTATATTCCTCCGATTTCTGCGATTGCCATTGCTAAGATTGCTACGATAGAACCGCCAACAGCAAGTTTTAATATATTATCCATATCAGGATCTTTAGTAGGATCAGTAGTGGCTCCTGGTATCCCCCTCAAAAAGAAGGAGATAACAGAACCAAGTTTTTCAAAAATATACATCATGCTCCAACCATCTCCACAGCGAGAGCAAGAGCATCTTGCTTCTTCTTAACACCATAACCAAACCAAGCACTCTTCATACGGTTATCAGCATTACGCCCCATCTCATGGTCAACATAGTAGGTGACACCGTTGAACAACTGCCAGAAGGTGCCTTCACCATACTCAGCACCAGGCTGTGTATCAAGAATGTCTAGGACACCTGCAGCACTCTTAGAACGCTGCTTCCGCTTTGCTTCACCAAGCACCGGGAACAACTTCTCAAGATACTCAATCTTGCTATCTTCAGTGAACCGCTTAGAAGCAATGAACTGAGACATCTCTTTGTACTGGTTCAACTTGGAAGAAGCGATACCCATAGTCTCTTTGACCTGTTCAGCATCGAACTGAGTACGGTGTGAGACTTTAACAGAGTTATTGGAAGAGGTTCCAAGCGAAAGGGTCAGAGTGTTGTTGCACACCACACGGATAGGCGTGAAGCGAACATCAATGCTCTTACCGTACATATGAGGGTTTGAGAACAGCAGGTATGAATCAACCCGATCATTACCAAACAACTCAAACGATTCCTCTTTGACTTTCGCTAGAGCCCACACCATCTGACCACCTTTCAGTGAACCAGCAGTATGCATTTCCATATTACCTTCGCTCACAAAGTCAGCAAAGAAACCAAACGCTTCAGCATTCTGAACTGGATTCCAGTCATCGCCAACAACGTCCAAGACTTTGCTATCGCTAGAGCGAACCAGAGCAGACTTACCAACAGCGACCTTCTCGCCATTGACTTCTGCAAAGGCAGGGACTTTCTCAACTGACCAGTCAAGACCAGCTTCGTAAAGCATCTGCTCTGGTGATAGATCAGGCAGGACTTGCTTACCAAGACCGTGCCAAGGAACTTCACCTGCGTATGCCATAGTTTCAACTTGATGTGCCATTTCACTTCTCCTGTTTCATAATCAATATAGTTATTATAACTAAAGTGAGGGGTCTTGTCAACCCCTTAATTCATGGTTGGAACAATATTTACAAAATATCCATCTCCACTGGGATACTGCTTCTTCCAATAATCAAGTTCATCGTCCTTATTGGCACCAGCACTCACTTTAGCAGTGAAAACAATTTTATGTGAACCAAAATCGTAAACCTGGACCTGATATTCGTAACTCATTTCAATCACTCCATTTTTCATCATGTTTATATCATAACAAAAAGGGACTTGAATGTCAAGCCCCTTTTTTAACTTTTTTACCACTCTACGGTAAAACCGTCGATATTTTTCAATTCTGACACTTCGTTCATCATCTCGTTACCACTGTAACCTTTGTAGTGACGACCTTCGATGAATTCGTCACCTTTGTAGAGATTGACGAAGTAGTTGCCGAAAGTCTCTTTGGT